GGATTTCAAGCGTGCTGAATTTGTGCCCAACTTGCCTGTCAGTTTCCTCACCGTCACGATACAAAGTGATTAACGCTGCAGGATCATCAGCAGTTCCAGTAATACTAAAACTAGATTCAGGGACATCAATGGTTCCGTCGCGAACCACTTGAGCAATTTTTCCGCGAGCGCGTCCACCAGAAGAGTCCCAACTGACAAAATCGCCAACCTTCAAGGCGTCGGGCTTTGCGCGAACAACCTTCTCTGGCTCAGAGCCTTGATCTTCAATCAAATTAGTCTCGTCAGTCATAACGGAAAGCATCAGGTTAATTCCTCCTCATTATGCTGCTCAGGATGGTCTGTTTCTTCAGGCGGAGGATTTTGTGACTGGCCCGCCTTGTCAACAGCACTAGGGTCAGAATCCAAAACAACCCCTAGCTCGTCCATTGTCGCAAGCTCATGAGCCCGCTGACGCATTACTTCCTCAAAATCTCCGCCATGCAAGGCGATGACCTGAGACAAAGTCATAATGCCTGAACGGATCATTGACTTATACGCCTCGGCCTCCTTTTGCGGATCAACGAATTGAGCAGCAGGAGCAACCCACTTTGATTCGTAATAGCGCTCTGGGTCCATATCGAAGGCAGGCATTTGCAACGCCCCTGACATGACCGCCATCTCAACCCACCGCTCGTAAATCGGCTGGCACAGCTTGTCAATCATGTATTGCTGCAAAGCCCTGTAATGAGCCCGAGTTTCAATTAATTCAAGGCGAGAAGAGCTGTAGTTGCTTTTTGAAAAATCAGCGGAAATTTGAGTGTAAGAGCAGCCAACGCCAGCAGCTACTGCACGCAGCATCTGCGCAACAAAAGGCGTGAAAGCATCATCTGGCCGCGTAGGTGAGAAAAATTGCATCTCTTCCCCCGGCGCAAGACGGCGGATACTGCCAGGGGAAAAATCCAGAACCGACTGATCATCAAACGTGCCATCCTCAAACAGCTCTTGATCAGGCGTCCGAACGAAACCCATCATTGCCGAACTGGCGCGAGCAGCGATGATTTCTGCTTCCTCGTACCCTTTAAGGTTGTTGAGGCGCATAATTGCCGAAGCAAACGCAGTTACGCCACGAGTTTGACCGGGACGGTCTACCGAGTAGAGATGGATGATCTCGCTGGCGGGGATGCGTGTTCTTCGCTTTTTCGCAATAACGTTGTTTGTAAATTGATAGTCGCCGGGGTGGTAGTTAAGGAAGTGATACGCGACAGGACGATTCCACTCATCGATCTCCACCCCCATCCGTACGCGATTACCATTCGACTCAAATCCGGTGAAATCATCATCAAGGAGATCAGATTCAATTACCTCAATACCAAGAGGAACCTGGCTGCTCCCAAATGGCTGACGGACAAGGCGCACAAACACCTCGCCCGATTCGATCATGCTGCCTAGACAAAGTTGCTGAATTTGCCCAAATGACAGCGTACCGCCGGCATGGCAATTCTCAGCTTTGCTCCACTTTTTAAACTCAGCCTCAATCAAACTGTTGCGCCGTTCATCTAGCCGCCCACCGCGAACCATGCGAACTTGCGCCTGATGCTTGATGCCTTGACCAATAACGTTGTTTTTTACCGCACGAAGCGCGGCCTTGGCAAAATCAGAATCACGAACAAGAGCACGAGCGCGGTTGCGCAATATGCGCAAGCTATTTCTGATTTCAGAGTCCGCACTTGTTCCCTGACTGACCCAGTCATTTGTAAGACGACCGCCTTGTGCGCCTGCATAGTTTCGTTTTACAGAACGACGCTTACGAGAAAATGGCCACATAATCAGATGAACCTCACTCTGGTAACGCCTGGATTCCCGAGGCCTTGCTTGACTTTTTCGGCACGACGCTCACGATCGACTTCAGCCTTCAAAGCATCACGCAATTGCAGCAATTCTGCCATTTTGTAGCGCTTTAAGCTCCTCCCTCCAATTGTGTACTCCTGAACGGCACCGCCTTGCGAGAGTGTTCTGATTGCCGCCTCAACATAGCCAAGGTCGATTTGTGCCCTTGAGCGATCATCGAACGCACCCGGATCTCCTGAATACTTGAGAGTCGCCTTGACCGTAAACTGACCTCTACCAGCTGTGTGCTGAACTGAACCTGCGGTGGCAATTGCCTGCCAGGTCCATAAGCCAGCATCGAAGTTTGTAGTTGTGCTTGAAGAGACCGTAACGCGCCAACCTGTGCTCTCTGCCGCGCCCGTAACCGTCGCCCCCTCGGATGCAGTATTAGTGCGAGCGTACCAAACAAGTGAATAAGTCCCGCTAGCAACAGAATCACCAACCGGATCGGTAAACTCAGGTACGTCAAAGATGACAGTATCACCAGCGTAGATCGTGTCAGGGACGAGAATGGTCACCAGCTCGTTACAAAGGACTGTGGCGGACGACGCAGCCGCCGCCGTCTATTTAGCTTGTTATCGGATTCTATCTCCTTTTGGGGCGCAGGCTCGTCTTTTACTGTAGCTTTCCTAAACTGCTCAAATATGGTTCGACGGTTATACCTCATGTAGAGGAAGTTCAGCGCCGCATAGCTGTACACGAAGCAATCAAGCGCCTCGTTTCGATCACTTGGCTTCTTTTTCCACTCTCTAATCGCAAAACCTTTTACATAGCGAACTACCTGCCGCTCGCTCGTTAATTGTTTGTAATACTCAAGAGTCGCTTCAGCGTGAAAATGAATGTATCCAGGACCCACCTCGTTGTGCTTAAGACGGCCAAACAAGGTGCTTTTGATCGTGTCAGTGCCAACAGGAAAAACTTCAGCTGAGTTTTTCAAGACCTGCCCCTTGTAGTTAATGTCGACCTTGCTTGGCTTGGCAATTGGCGGTTTGTTGCGCTGCGATTGACCCTTGAGCGCAAAAACGTTTCGCTTCATGCGTTCACGACAAAAAGCATAGACTTCTGAGGTGAAATGACCGCCGCTATCGATGCCTACTGCGGCAAGCTTGACCTCACTGCCGTCAGAACGTCTGTAGGTTCGGTAAATAACATCGTCAACTTGATCCCATAGCTTTTTGTTTGCAGGATCGCCGTAAATTTCATCATGCGAAATCAGCCAACACTCTTCCCCTTCTGCATAAGCATAAATTCCAACAGCAACACGATTGTCCTGAACGTCAATGCCAGCCGTAACAATGTTTGCTTGCTCTGGGATTTCACCAGCCGGATAGAACTCCGCACGCTCACGCAAACCCTCGGCACCCAATTTCGCGCCAACTTCGTCTTCCCACGTTTCCCCCAGCACAGTATTGACAAAGGTTTTAAGCAATGGCGCATCGCTTTTCGCACGTAAAAATTCAGAAACAATTTCCTCCCAACTTTTCCAACCCAGCGGGGAATAAAGACTGGACAAATGAAAACCTGCGGTACGCTGATCCTCTGAAGTCGCAGTTGATCGCCACTCGCCACGCCTCAACATTTCGCTTTTATAGTACTCCTCAATGTGTGTCCCGCATGATTCACACACGTAAGCAGCCGTCTTTGAATCCCCATCACGCCATTGGATGTTTTTCCACTGCAGCCACTGCATATGTCCACAGTGAGGGCAAGGGACGAAATAACGCCTTTGATCTGATGCTAAATATTCAGTTTCAATCCGACTCATGTCTTTGACGGTCGGCGTTGAAGTGAGAATAATTTTTCTACGCGAAAAAGTAGAAGCTCTACGCTCGGCAAGCGCACAAGGGTCTCCCTCCCCATCAACATCGGAAGGAAATGCATCAACTTCGTCCAACAACACCCATCGACACGGGGCAGAGCGCAAACCTGTTGCTGAATTCGCTCCAGTTAATAACAAAATGCCGCCAGGGTAATCCTTTGAAAACATCGTGTTTCCCGAATCTCTACTTCTTGCGGGCGCAATTTTCTCCGCTAAACAAGGTGTCTCATGTATCAACGAATCAAGGCGCTGCTTCGACAGCCTTTTAGCCATCTCAATCGTCGGCTGAACAAACAGAGCTGGTCCTGGAGCGTGGGCAATCATGTACCCCACGACATTGTTGATCCCCTCAGTCTTGCCGAGCTGAGCACCAGCCATGAACACCACCTTCTGCATCGGGCTGCTGGCCGACATGCAATCCATGATCTCCCGCAGATACGGCGTCCGATCAGTTCGCCATGGGCCAGGCTCAGCTGATGCCTTGTTGCTCAGCATTCGATATTGATCGGCCCACTCAGAAACCGTCAGGTCTGGGTCAGGGCGCAATCCATCAATAAAGGCTGTGTTGTAAACAGCGGCGCCATTACGCATTTGCAAGCCTCTCCAAAGCCTTCCGCAGCTCTTCCGACAGCGTTTGGTGAATCACCACAGGGTCTGTTTCCGCAGCAAATTGGTTAGACACCCGATCTGGAATGCTGTTGACAGCATCGCGCACAGAACGAGCCAACGAAAACGCTTCACGCTCAACCTTGTCAACCTCACACAGCTTTTCTTCCTTTATCTCTAAATCCAACCGGGCTAGCTGAGCGCGGAAATGCTCCGACTTTGCTCGCGACTCGTTGAAGCTAGGGATCTCCTGCTCCGAACCCGCCACTCTGGTGCTAAGCTGCTCGATTTGGCCGTTCCAGGCTGCGATGGCCTTGTCTTGGTCATAAATGATGGAATGGCCCTTTTTTGAATAAGTGCCGTCGAGCCTTCCCGTCTTCCTGACCTGGCTGATTCTTGGCCCAGATACACCCAATACCTCAGCCAATTTAGCTTGCGTAACAAGCGGCAAAATAAAATAACGCGATATAAGCAGAGCTTACACGAGTTTTTGCGCTCCTATGTAACACCTTAAGATATTTGTTGTTTGACGCTAGCGAAAAGACGGGCTTTCT